GGAGAGCTGTTCGAGCCAAACCAGGAAGCCTTACGTCAAATATAAAGGCAACCTCTCCAGCCCAGTGATCTCCCACAACCTGAGGAAACTATGAAGATAAAGAAAGGAACAATAACAGCTGACGTTTACGAACAATGCAGCCCTGAAATGAAAAAATGGTTTGACGAAGCGGGACCTGAAGAACACGTTATGTTGCTCGAAGGACTGGTAGAACACAATCTTGTACCGCGAGAGATGTTTGAATTGATGAAGGAAGTTATACTCAAGCACGACGGACAAATGACTCAAGAACATTACACTGAGTTTCTTGCTATGTGGTACAGCCCTTCTTTTCAAGGTAAAAACTTTAAATTGCACTAACCCCCTTATTTCTTTATTATTAACCTATTATGATAGGCGATAGCGGCGGAATGGGCGGAGGCGGATTAGGTGGTTTACTAAGCCTTATACCCGGAGTAGGCCCAGTATTAGGAGGAATCGCTAGTATATTCGGATTCGCAAACGGTGGATATACTGGAGGATTTAGAGCAATGGCCGAAGGGGGTATAGTAAAACAGCCCACCCTTGGTCTAATAGGAGAAGGAAAGTCTAATGAGGCTGTGGTTCCACTCCCTGATGGAAGAAGAATACCTGTAGATATGTCTGGTTCATCTGGACAACAAAACAACAACGTGTCCGTTAACATTAATATGGAGGGTGGTCAGGTGTCTGGGGAGAATGAAGAGTCTCGGGGACAAAATTCAGCCATGTTAGGCAGACTAATAGCAGGGGCAGTTAAGAGAGAACTACAAGATCAGCAACGTCCAGGAGGAGTTTTAAGTCCATATGGTAGGAGTAGTAGGTAATGGCTATAGGATTACTTCAGTCATCAGGATCATTTATAGATGGATTTACCCGTCCCGTAGTTCCTGATAGAAACTATAAGAGAACTAGAAAGCCTAATATTAGAGTAACTAAATTTGGGGATGGGTACGAGCAAAGAAAACCCATAGGAATAAATAACATTCAAGAAACATATACTCTTTCCTTTGTTAATAGACCAGATACTGAGATTGATGATTTAAATAGCTTTTTTGAGGAGCTAAACTCTACGGATACATTAATATTTAGAGATGAAGATTCAAATGGTCCCAGCCCTACACAAGATATAGTTGTTGTTTGCGAATCTTGGGACGTTACAACCCCTAACTCAGGTGTTAGATCTTTAACAGCAACCTTTAGACGAGTATATGAGGCTTAAATAGTGGCTAATATTGATGATTTAAATGATGACCTACAGAAACAATCAGTTTCAGCTCAAGTAGAGTTGTGGGAATTGGAGCTGTCTTCTGGTAATTTTGCGTATTTTTATTCTGGCTTAGATTCAGATTTGGGAGAAGTTCAGTTTAGGCCCAGAGCCGGAGGAACTCCCATAAATACCTACGAGGCTATGCCAATTCAGGGAGAGGGTTTCTCTTTACAGTCTGATGGTCCTAGTGCTAGACCTAAGCTAACAGTGGCCAATATATTAACCACTTTTTCAGACGCTTTGGGCGGTTTACAAAACAAAGACTTGCTTGGAAAAAAGATATACAGAAGAAGAACTCTAGAAAAATACCTATATGATAATGACACCAGCGATCCTGCTGTGGAAATGCCGGTGCAGATGTATTTTATAGACCGAATAGCTGAAGAATCCATATTACAAGTGCAGTTTGAATTAGCTTCCCCGTTTGATTTGGCTGGTATAAAGCTACCAAAAAGAGTAATTCTTGGAAACTCTTGCAGCTGGAAGTATCAAGGGGCTGCACCAGAAGTAGCAGCTGCTGATAAACAAGGAGCTTGTAGTTGGAGTCAGAAGGGTATTATAAATATAGGGGGCACAAATAGAAATGTATACTTCAACAAAGATGACGAACCCTTAATTTCTAACTCCACGGGTGTAACCGCCCACAGTGGGGGTACTATAACTGAAAATCAAATATATAGCACAAATGCAGATACCTCAAGAATACAAAAAGTTAATGCAGATGGAACTTATCTGCTGCTGGAACCTTAAAAGACTATTGGCAAGCCAGAGGAACGTATACTAGTCCCGGAACCTTATCTAGTACAAACCCCAGAGTTAGGCAGGTTAGATTGTATACTGGTTTTAGCGCAGGTCAAACTTTTAATGCATATACAGATCCTAGATACAATGAATATGCTCTAAGCGACGATAAAGTATATAGGGTAAAAGATAAAACGGTATCTGGTAGTCCTGCTCCATCTGCGGGTAACAGTGGCTGGATAAAAGGAGACCAATGCTCCAAGAGTTTAAGAGCATGTAATTCTAGATACTGTGCGAGGTGGACTACGGCTGGTGGTGGTGGAAAGCCTGATGTTACAAAAATTAGCGATAAGGAGATACCTTTTGGTGGATTTCCAGGACTTTCAGCCTGATATACTAGAATATGCTAAACAGTGCTACCCAAGAGAGTGTTGCGGCATAATAGGTAAAAGGGGAAAAAACATAATTTGGACTCCAATGGTTAATATATCTGAAACTAACGATACATTTCAGATGGATCCCAAAGATTATACTAAGCAAGCACTAAGTCAAAGAATATTAGCAATAGTTCACAGCCATATAGATGAACCTGTAAAAGCCAGTCAGAATGATCTAATACAATGCAATGCTATGAATTTGGATTATATTATAGTAGATATTGACGGTAATTGGAACCATGTTAAGCCTTTAGAGGGTAGACCTTATATTTGGAAGAGATATGACTGCTTAACTCTAGTTTCAGACTACTATAAAATGCACTACAATATGAGTATAGAGTGGGAAGATAGAGAGTATGATACTTATGAGCAAGTCAATTACTTTTCTAATTTTCCAGAGTTTGGATTTAAAGAGGTATCAGATTTATCAGTTGGTAATGTAATACTATTTAAAATAAGAGCGCCAGTTGAAAATCATTGCGCTGTTTATTTAGGTAATGGAAAGATACTACATCATACAGAGAACAGATTATCGGCAATACAAAGTTTGTACCCACTGTGGGCAAAATTTAAAACTAGGATATTAAAACATGAAAGTTTATTTAATGGGTGAGCTGGGCAGTAAGTTTGGCGAAGAGTGGGACATGTCTGTGCCCCGGATCAAAGATATATTTAATTTGATTGGATGCCAAAGAAAGGGCTTTCGTGAATATATTACTGATTTAACTAAAAAGGGCGTTAACTTCACTATACAACGCGGAGAGGATTTCATAGGAGAGGAAGAACTACAATTATCTTTGTCAGAAAATGATGTTATTATTACTCCCGTTCCCGCAGGAGCAGGATCTGTGGGTAAAATTATAGTAGGAGCAATACTTCTAGCAACAGTTGGGTGGGCTTTAGTGGCGGCTGGTACGATGGGTGGGGCTGGTCTTCTTGCATCATCAGTTATAGGAGAAACTGCTTTTTCAACGGCTATTGTTGGTAGTCAGTTAACTGGTGTTGGAATGGCTGTAGCAGGACTAGGGTTATCCCTAGTTATGGGAGGCATTCAAGAAATGCTAGTTCCTGAGCCTGGTAGGGACCAAGTAGAGCAAGAAAGTTATTTATTCGGGGGAGGAGTAAATAGTATTAAAGAAGGTCTACCTGTTCCTGTTATATACGGACAATTAGAGGTAGCTGGTAAACCTATATCAGTAAATTATGTATTAACAAGGCCAATTAGTAGTAGTTGGACTTATCAGTCACCCAATAATATAAAAACTATATTAGAAGTGGCTAATAGAAACAGTAATTTTGCACCTGCTCCATAGCGAGAAAGGAAGAACGGAGTAAAGAATAATGAATCCAATTGGCATCAACTTAAACGCAAGCGGAGAATCAGTAGCACAAGATCTTGCTGACAGGCAAGAAAATAACAACAATAATCAGAACAGTGAACAAACTATAGTAGATGTTCAGTCAGAAACAACCTCAACAGGCTTGTCAAAACAGCAGTATGCAGTAATATATGATCTAATAGCCGAGGGAGAAATAGAAGGCCTCGTTAACGGTCCCAGATCAGTATTCCTAAATAACACACCTTTAGCTAGTGGAGACACTGATTTTTTATATGGTGCTCAAGGTGCAAATACCGTCCTTACAGCCAATGCTTCAGGAACCTCATTAACAGTTAGCGGAAGTCTGCCCGAGTCAGAGGAAGAATCATATAGACAAGTAGTGATAGAGGGTGCGGGCAAAGATCCTGGGAGTACAATTTTTACTCTTTCTGCTGGTTCAAATGTTGTTACAACTAACTCCGATTATTTTTCAAGCAATCAAGAACGAACCTATGAGGAGGATTTGGGGGTCCTTAAAAGCAACCAACTAGAGTTTTTATCAGAAGATGGTCAATTTTTTACAGCTCCAATTTCTTATGTAGATGGTCCCAGGGAAGCACGTCTAAATTCTCAATCACCTATTTCAGGAACTTTCTCAGTCAATGCGGGCACCTTATATTCTAATTGGGAAACGTCCGTTCTTACAGATTTTAGCAGCAACACTATGACGCTAACTGATGCTGTATTAAAGAATGTAACAAATGCCAGGATAGTTTTTAGTTCTACGTATAGCAGAATAGATGAACTAAATAACCCTTGGAACTTTGAAGGATCTTCTTTATCTTTTTTTAACGGAAGCTTAACCCAGAGATATCAACCCTCTAGTGGAGGATACAGCACCGCTTCTTACTTATATAGTACAAATGAAGCCTTAAAGCAGCATGCTGATTTTACTGGGGGAACAGCTAGTAGCACATTTGTGAATCCTAATTCAATGAATATAGCAAATGCTTCAGATATTGATAGATTTACAGTAACTATAGAGGGTCCATCCTTAATATCTACTAGTGAAAATACTGGAAGAGAGTATCAACAGCCTG